GTTACTCTTTGACCATAACCAACGGAACCATTGAAAGTTTGTTGTATAGATTCTAAAGCGAAGTTAGTATGTCTTCTGTAAACAACTTTGAAGAAGGTAATTTGAGGATTACCGGTTAAATACACATCTTGGGCGCCATAAGCAACTAATTGCAATAAACCACCGCCCATAATAAATTCTTTTTATACTTATAAATAAGAAAAAAAAATAAATAATAAAAATATGTAAAAAATTTTTATATAAATTTAATTAGAATAAGCTAAACCACCCATACCAGATAATATTCTCAATACATTATAATTTATAGCATAAATTAACACAGTTCCTTTTTTCTTTTCGGCATCATTTATTTTAACGTGTAAATGAGCACTATCAATTCTAGACATATTTAGAGTTCCGGATGGTTGATGTTCTTCGGGTTTTAATGCAAATGAATATACATTAATGCCACCATTTTTTGGTATATTAGTATGATGTTGATATGGTTGAACTAAATCAAAATATCTTGATTCTCTATTAGCAATTCTATCATTTCCATTTAATTTAATAGATCCTTGTACAAATGAATTTTTACCATGTTCATTTACTTCATCGTTAATACTATAATTATTCCAATTAACAAGTGAATTATTAGAATCAGTGTAATTTTGCGCCCATTTAGAAACCCATACTAATTCTTTAACAGGATGATTAAAATTCAATCTAATTTGTTGTTGATTAGATTGTTCTTCTCCGGTAAATTGTAATTGTTCAATTAAATATTCATGAGATAATTGAGCAAATTTTCTTCTTTCATCAGTATCTAAAAAGATATAATCGACATAAATATTACATAATAATTGACTGCCTATTTTTGCTTTAGCATCTGATGTTAATTCAACTTTAGCATCTGATGTTGAATCATCAGAATTGGAAATAGTATCATCAGAATCATACATTAATGCAATTTCATCTCTTTCAGAAAATTCAATTTTAAATTTAACTTCATGATATTGTAAAGCAATTAATGGTAAAGCTAATCCAATATTTCTACAAAACCAAAATTCTAATGGGATATATAATTTAGTTGATTTAGTATCTTCAACTTTAGATAATTCATAACCATTAGCCCCAACCATTTTATCGTATCCATATCTTTTGCCAATTGGAAGCGATAATTCATTCCAAATGAACATCCAATCAGAATAATGTTTATCTATTTGTTGACCACCAATTTCAACAACAACATTTTTTAATAATTTTAAACCTAAATAATTAACATATTTAGCATGTTGAGCACCAGTTGCAGCTCCTAAACCTTTAACATCAATTTCAACATAAACTCTATTTATTAAATCACCATTGCGGGATACAGTACAGTTAATAGTATTACCAAATTCTGTTTGACCATTGTATGTTTGTTGAATAGATTCAATAGCAAAATTTGTATGTCTTCTATAAACAACTTTGAAAAATGTTATTTGAGGATTACCAGTTAGATAAACATCTTGAGCACCATAAGCAACTAATTGTAAAAGACCGCCGCCCATATATTATATATCTTATACTAATAGATTAGAAAAAAATTTACATATAAAAACATCGCTAAATATGTAAATTATTAAATATGTTTAAAGATAAAACATCAAAAAAAAGACTAAATAATAATACAATAGATAATTGTACTTTAAACACCATGCATCAAAATATTATAAAAGATTTTGAAATAAAAAATGAAGAATATAATTCTTATACAGAAGCATTTGAAAAAATTAAAATAGATAATAATTCAATATCTTCAAATATAATATATCTAAAAGATAATTATAGTGAAAAAGAATATGCAGAATTATGGAGTTCAAATATTAAAATGAAAGAACAATTAATTGATATCAAAACTAAATTAAAAGAACTTGAAAAATATAAAGAAGTCGATTATTATAACGATACAAGTCATATTTTATTTGAATATTATAATATGATTGAAAATGAATCAAAATTTAATAATAATAAAAAAAAAACAGTTTTAGATGCTTTAAATAATAAAAAAACTGAAAATATAAATACGGATAAAAGTCAATTAGTTGATGAATATTTATCATTAACAAATTCAAAACACATTAAAAAAAATAATAAAGAAAATCTAGAATTATGTAAAATATGTGAAAATAATTTAACCTGTTTACAACACGAAGCAATTTTAGTATGTAGTAATTGTGGTTATCAAGAACTATTATTAGTAGAACAAAACAGACCTATTTTAAAACAAAACGCAAAAGATACCTCACACTTTAGTTATAAAAGAATAAATCATTTTAGAGAATGGTGTAATCAAGTCCAAGGAAAAGAAAGTACAGATATACCTGATGAAATATTTGAAAAAATTTTAGCGGAAATAAAAAAGGAAAAAATAACAGATACTAAAACGATTACTTATGCAAAAATGAGAGAAATATTAAAAAGACTTCGTATAAATAAATATTATGAACATATTAATTATATATTAAATAGAATAAATGGAATACCTACACCACAATTTTCAGCAGAATTAGAAGAGAAATTATGTATTATGTTTAGAGATATTCAAGCTCCTTTTTTAAAACATTGTCCAAAAGATAGAAAAAACTTTTTATCATATAGTTATGTTTTATATAAATTTTTTCAAATTTTAGGATTGTATGAATATTTGAAATACTTTCCATTATTAAAAAGTAGAGAAAAATTATATTTACAAGACCAAATATGGAAAAATATATGTATGGAATTAGATTATCCTATAATACCATCACTTTGATTTTTTTTTTGTTTTTTTATTTATAACTTCGCGAATATTTTTTTTTTTATTTTTTGAATAACTTTTACTCAATATTTTTAATATTTCAAATACAATTTTTTTCTGTTTTTTTAAATTTACGGGACATCCTCCTAACATATTTTTTCCAAAGGACGACTGTTCTGACATAAAATTTTTCATACACGAATCAACAATATTAGAATATGCATTTCCAAGAGGGGCGGTTATAATTTGATTATGTAGTATATCATTACTTAAGTTCATAATTTTCTTTTATTCTAAATTATATAAACAATTAAATTTATAGTCATTAAATTATGTATTCACTTACTAAATTATATTCTCTAAATAAATATGTAAAAAATAGTGGATTACCGATAGTATATTCAAATGATAATATTGAACATTTATTAAACAATATTATTATAAATAAAATATATTATAGTATTGAAAAAGTAAATAAAATTTATATTATTTTACCAATTATAAATACATTATTTATCATTATAAGTCTTTCTTGTTTAATATTTAAAAATTAATAATAATTTATATAATAATGGCGGGTAATTATAATACAGTTAATTTTGAAGGTATTGAGGATTCTTTAACAAATTATATTTCATTAGATAATAAAGAATCCGTTATAATTGGAGAAGATTCTGGAAAAGTTATTTTAGTTAGTTCATTTGTAAATACTTTAGATAATACATTCATTGGTAATAAATCTGGAGAATTTGCGGATAATATATCAAAAACTATTTTAATAGGTAAAAATTCTGGTAAAAATATTTTAAATGGTGAAAATAATATTGTTATTGGAAATGATAATAATACAAATATAAAGTATTTCAATAATTCTATTTTAATTGGTACTTCTAATATTGGATATACAAGTAATTATAATATTAATATGATAGGTAATTATAATAGTATTGAAAATAATATAGATAATTTTAATAAAAACTCTTTTATATTAGGTAATAATAATTTATCAAAAAACACAGAAAACACTTTTATTATAGGTAACGATAATAAAATTGAGAATACATCAATAAATAGTAATTATTTATATATTGGCAACAATTTAATAAATAATTCAAATATAAAATTTAATATTAATAATATTATATACGAGACAAATAATGAAATTATAAAAGATTCTATAAATTATACATATAATAATTTACATATTGCAAATACAAATAGAAATTTAATTATTGGATATGATAATATTTATGATATAAATGATATTATAAATAAGAATATTAACGAAATAAAACATAATATATATACAAGTAATGGTTTAAGTGCAGAATATATATCATTTAGAAATAAAAATAATAACAATATTACAATTTATAATAATGATAAATTAATAAGTAATATATCATATATATTACCAAACGCAATAGATAATTTTAATTTAAATTCTACATATTTTCTAACTATTGATAATAATTACGAATTATCATGGTTTGATTCCGAAATGTTAAATACAAATGTTTATTTAAATAATATTAGTAATTATGTTAATGAAATTAATAATAGAACAAGTAATTTTGATAATTCTTATCCAAATATATTACAATTAAATTCTGATTTTTACATAAATGGTATTTTAACAGTTGATAAAATAAATTTAACACAAGGAACAGCAATATTAACGAGAGATGATTTAGATATTACAGTTGGTCCTCCTGGTCCTAGAGGATTACAAGGAGAAACTGGAAATAATGGAGAAAGAGGTGAAGTCGGTGGAAAAGGCGATCGTGGTGATAGTATAAGTGATGTTATTTATAATAATGATACAGGAATAATAACTATTATTTCAAGTGATGGTTATGAATTTCAAACAGGAGATGTAAGAGGTGCAAGAGGAGATGGTTATACAAATGGATATTATAATATTGAAACTAATTCAATAACATTTTTAGGAACAAAAGACGAATTAAATTTTACAACAGCAAATTTAAAAGGAGAAAAAGGAGATAAAGGAGATGATATGGGTGAAATTGTTTTTTATAATAAAAATGGCACAGAAGAATTAAGAAGAATTGGAAATAATAAAATATCATCTACCAATATATATTTACCAAATGGAGACACAGGTCCTAAAGGTATAAAAGGTGATAAGGGAGATAAAGGAGAACAAGGCGAACAAGGTATACAAGGTGATAGAGGATCAAGAGGTTTAACTGGTCCAAGTAATTCAATATCTCCCCTAAATTCAGGAAATTATATTAATATAAACTATAATACTGAAGGTATTCCAATAATTAATATTAATGATACATTAATAAGTATTATAGAAACACAACAACAAGAAATAGATAGTATTAAAGAAATATTAAATAGAAATAGTATTACATAATATTAATCAAAATTAAGAACACATTTTGTTTTAACAATCTCTTGAAATTTATTATAATTTTTTTTTTGTTTTTTTGTACTTTTATTCTGTTCAGTCATCGATTTATATATAATATCATAATTATTAATAGTATATTCTAATATATTATTATTAAATATCCATCTAAAAAAATTTAATTGTCCTATTGTTGTTTCAATAGAAATATTATCATTTATATAAAATGTTATACGCTGATGTCTTCTAAAAGTATCAAAATATAATTTAGTATATGATTTTAATTGCGCTCTATAATCCAGATATATATTTACTTTCTTAATATTATTGTCATTAAAATTATCAGGCAATTGTTCAAAAATTTCTATATTATTTGTCCAATAATATATATTATTATTCCTAGCATAATGTGTAACAAACCAATCTATCAATCTCAAAGATAGTTTATCTTTTCCATTTATAATATTATTAAATAATTCTTTATTTTCAATATTATTGTTATAATATTGATTTAATGAACTTAATAATAATTCTTGGCAATTGTTTTTAGTCATTTAGTTTATATAATTACTATATCTTTAAGTAATTGTGCGTAAATAATTATATTATAAAATTAATAAAAAAAATTTTTAAATTATTCAGTATTTTCTACAGAACCAATACTATATAGACCATGTGTTTTAGGTTGTGGTACAATAGTACTTATACCCCAAGGACTTACAGGTATTTGTGGTGCCAATGGTTCATGTCTTAAATCTAAACTATTATTTCTACCTAAGGATGTATTTATACCAATATGATATCCCGCGGTTAAAAAGTTTTTATCACCTATTTCGCCCGAACTTATTGGATTAACTTTAGCCCATTTAGAATTTGCATCTTGTGGTAATAAATCATCAGATGTTAATCTTTCTCGCGGGAAGCAAGCCGTATTATTTTCATTATTAGAATTATTACTTTCTACAGCATTATTTTTTGGAACATTTTCTTGTTTTACAACTTTATTTACTACCGGTTTATTGTATGCATTACCTAAAGGATCCGCGGCTTCTATTTGATCATTATAAAATGGTGCTTTATTACCAATTGATTCATCTACAGAAAAGCTATCTACTTCTTGTGCTTTTTGTGCTACTGAAGTTCTATTTCTAGTAGCTCTATCTGCGGCCATGCTTTCTACAACATTACCTTCTAGAGTATATTGAGAAGTGGAATCTCCTATAAATTTTTCTACATTATCCATTTGACACTTAGAATTATATGTAACAAGTAATAATAATACCAATAAAAGGAATAAAGCAATTGAAAATGATATAACAATAGTATTATTAGCAGCCATACCTCAATATTTTTTATCTATCTATTATCATTAATAGATAAAATATTCTTAATATTATTTTTTAATATATTAATTTTTTGATTCCAAGATTTTTTATTAGTAATATTTTTTAGTTCATTTAATAATTCACTATTATTTTTTTTAAATACTTCTATAGAAAAAACGATTATAGACCATATTAAAAGTTTTTAAATACGTTCTTTTTTGATCTATACAAATATCACTAGATTAGGATTATTTGTCAATAATTTTTGTCCCCTTAGAAATTGA